AGATGGAAGAAGCTCAGATGTTCAGCCGTTATTTTCTCTTACAGAAAAGAACCGGCCTTCTTAAATCATGGATACAGGCTTGTAAGGAGGATGGAAGGGTAAGGGGTAAAGTCCTGACCCTCAAGACCATTACCGGAAGGATGGCCCATCACAGCCCAAATATGGCCCAGATACCGGCAAGCTATAGCCCTTATGGACAAGAGTGCAGGGAACTCTGGACAGTTTCTAATTCAGATACCCATGTACTGATGGGAACTGATGCCAGTAGTCTGGAGTTAAGATGTCTGGCACACTATATGGATGATTCAAAGTTTACCAGTGAAGTTCTTACCGGAGATGTGCATAGTGCCAACCAGCGCATGGCAGGATTAAAAACCAGGGATCAGGCAAAGACATTCATCTATGCCTTTCTCTATGGTGCAGGACCAGCCAAGATAGGTAAGGTAGTAGGAGCAGGAGCAAGAGAAGGTAATATATTAATCAGAAGGTTTCTTAAAAATATGCCAGCCTTGAGCAGACTCAGAAACAATGTGCAGGAAGCTGCTGAGAGAGGATGGATAGCAGGTCTTGATGGCAGACAGTTTCAAATCCGGTCTGTTCATGCTTCCCTGAACACCCTTATTCAGGGAGCAGGGGCTATTGTCTGCAAGCAATGGCTTCTTCATATGACTGATCGAATACAGAGATCAGGAATTGATGCAAGGCTGGTAGCATCCATTCATGATGAATATCAATTTGAAGTTTCCAGAAAGGATACTAAAAGACTAGGCCAGATAGCCAAGGATTCAATCAGGGAAACAGTTCATACCTTGGGAATGAAATGCAATCTGGATTGTGAGTTTAAAACAGGAAGTACATGGGCAGAGACACATTAGTAAAGTACTTGACATGATCTGTCAGGTATGCTATAATTTCACAACAATCAGAAAAGGAGAATAATGTCAGATAAAATTTTAAACAACAGGTTAAATAACACTTTTAAACAATCTTTTAAGGAGAATATAAATGGCTGCTAAAAACAGTGTAGTTTCAGGCGAAGCATGGTTTGCATGGGTAACCAAACCCAGCACAATGTTCAAGCCTGAAGGCGAATGGATCATCAATGTTGCAAACCTCGATGCCAAGAATCGGAAGATTGCAGAGGCAGATGGTCTGAATGTACGTAATGGACATGACAAGATTCCAGGTCATTATGTTAAGCTAACCCAAGGGACAACCGATTTTAATGGTGGTCCCCGGTTAATTGATATCGTTGATGCGGAACGTAATCCGTTTGATAGAGAAAAACTGATCGGGAATGGCTCAAAAGTAAACGCTAGTTATAAACCCTCCAAGTATGTGAACAAGCAGACAGGAGAACCAGCCACTAAAGGATGGCTGCAAAAGGTTCAGGTAGTAGATTTGATTGAGTTCACACCTGAAGTTTTTGATGTTGTACCCGGCGGATACGTGAACGAAGCTGAAGAAATTCCCTTTGCTTCTTAACCCCTAAAGGAGACTTGGAGGGTAACTGGTGTTTCTGAAATAAAATTTGACAACCAGTTACCCTCACTTTTTTAATATGAAAACAATTGATACATTGGTAGAAGATATATATGAACTGTTCTCTCTTGAACCTATTGATATGGATGAGGAGGAAGTTGATAAGCACATTGATATTTTTGGCAACATGCTTAAGGTGCATATCAAGGAATTTCTTTATGAGAAGCCCAGAACAAATGGACATCTCAGACTGTCAGCTATTGGTAAGCCAGACAGACAGCTTTGGTATGATGTCAACCATGCAAAAAATGGCGAGACTTTAAAGCCCAGTACCAGAATAAAGTTTTTATATGGCTATATTCTTGAGGAGTTGTTACTGCTATGCTCTTCAATCTCAGGGCATAAGGTTGAGCAACAGCAAAAGGAAGTTGAAGTAGAAGGCGTGATAGGACATCAGGACGCCATCATAGATAATGTTCTGGTTGACTGCAAGAGTGCCTCCGGTCGAAGCTTTCAGAAATTTAAAAATAATACCTTGGTAACCGACGATCCCTTTGGCTACATCTCCCAGATCTCTGCTTATGCTGAAGCTAATGGGATGGATGAAGCTGCCTTCCTTGTCATTGACAAGTCAACCGGAGAAGTATGTCTTACTTCCCTACATCAAATGGAAATGATCAATGCTAAAACAAGGGTTAAGTATCTTAAGAAAATGGTGGATAATCCTGCTATCCCTGATAGATGTTATGCTGGTGTTCCTGATGGGAAGTCTGGGAATCTTAAGCTTTCTGTTGGTTGTATGTATTGTGGGCATAAGAGAGAGTGCTGGGCGGATGCTAACCAGGGTGAAGGTATACGTGTATTCCAGTATGCAAGAGGTAAAAGATATCTTGTTCAGATAGGTAAGGAACCTGAAGTCCCTGAACTAGCGGCTTGGTAAATGCACTGGAAATTTACAGGGAAGCCAGACTTGTCCCAGTTTGGCTTTGTCTATATCATAACCAATATAAAAACCAGGAAAGCTTATATAGGATGCAAGCAATATTTTAATTATAGAAAGGGAAAGAAGAAAGCAGAATCAAACTGGAAAACTTATATGGGATCAAGTAAACATTTGCTTGAGGATATTAAAAAGACAGGTAAGAAACATTTTGTATTTGAAATTCTGGCAGAGTTTAAAAATAAAAGAAGCCTGAGATATTATGAATGTTACTATCAAATGAGATATCATGTATTAACTACAACCCTGGAAGGAACAGATGAACCAGCCTATTATAATAATTATATAGGAGGAAAATTTTACAGGCCCGTACAAGAATATACTGATGACTATTCCTTCTAGTGATCCTATTGAATCCTTATACGATCTAACAGCTAAAGATTCCTATCGAACCTTATATCTCTCCATTATTTTACAGGCTATTCTGGATGTATCCAGACCTGTAAAGGAAGGAGAGCTTAGTGAAATAACAGTACAAAGAAACCAAGCAGACGCCTGGTTTTTTGCTTCTGTTGGTGTTACATGTGAAGATTTTGAAACTGTATGTTACTATGCAGGAGTTGAGCCTACCAGAGTAAGAGTATTCGCTTATGAAGCCATTAAATCAGGAGACATAGAGGATGTCAGAAAACAAATTAGCTCCCTTCTCTACTAACCCTCTGGAAAAGCAGGTTGGAGGAGATCATTATAAGGAGTGCGAGATACAGCCAGTAGAATATATTTATGCAAACAGGCTTGATTACTTTGAGGGCAATGTAATAAAATATATTACCAGACATAGAACAAAGGGAGAGGGTAAGAAAGATGTGGAAAAAGCTATACACTATGCTCAGTTAATACTGGAATTATATTATCCAGAAGAAAATAAACAATCAGAATTGTTTGAAGACTTAATAGAAAGGGGTAGACATGCAAACATCAAATCGTAATCCACAATTCAGATCTTTATTTTCTGAAGGCCAATTTTATAATAAGTATTCTCATGAAGGAGCGGAAACATTTCATGAATTATCCTGCACTCTGGTAGATGATGTCTGTCAAGATAACCTTGCCAAGGATGAGAAGGCAGCTTTGATTGATCATATATCAAATCTCAGATTTCTGCCGGGAGGAAGATACCTTTATTATGCAGGAAGAGAAAAGAAATTTTTTAACAACTGCTATTTATTGAAAGCAGAAGAAGATACCAGAGAGGATTGGGCAAATTTATCCTGGAAATCAGAGTCCTGTCTCATGACAGGCGGTGGTATAGGCGTAGACTATTCTGTATATAGAGCAGAAGGACAATCCCTGAAGGGTACAGGAGGAGTAGCTTCTGGTCCCATACCAAAGATGCAAATGATTAATTCCATAGGTCAGAAAGTCATACAAGGAGGATCAAGAAGGTCAGCCATCTATGCATCCCTGAACTGGAAGCACAATGATATAGATAAGTTTCTCACAGCCAAGAACTGGTTTGATATGCCTGTAGGTAAAACAGATGATAAGGATTCTCCTTTACCCGGAATGTCTTATGGAGATATAAAACAACAAGACTTTAATTTTCCTGCACCTCTGGACATGACCAACATAAGTGTGAATTATGATACTGAGTGGCTGCTTAAGTACTGGGAAGAAGGAGAAATAGGAGATGTCTTTAAAACAAATGTTAAGCAAGCCCTTCAAACAGGAGAGCCGGGATTTAGTTTTAACTTTTTTGAAAAGGAAAATGAGACACTTAGAAATGCATGTACTGAAGTTTCTAGTGAGGATGACAGTGATGTATGTAATTTGGGGAGCCTTAATTTTGCTCGTATTGATGATCTTAATCAGTTGCAGGAAGTTGTACAGTTAGCTACCAAGTTTCTATTATGTGGAACACTTAGAGCGCAGTTACCTTATGATAAAGTTTATGAAGTGAGGGGAAAGAACAGGCGTTTAGGACTTGGCTTAATGGGATTACATGAATGGCTCATTCAACGTGGACATAAATATGAAACCACACCTGAATTACACAGATGGTTCAAGGTATATGAAGCTGAATCTGATAAGGTATCCAGAGAATTTTCCAGTAAACTGAACATTTCTATTCCTGTAGCTGTCAGAGCAGTAGCTCCTACAGGAACTATAGGCATACTAGCTGGTACATCTACTGGAGTAGAGCCTATCTATGCAGTAGCTTACAAAAGAAGATACTTAAAGAACAAGCGATGGCATTACCAGTATGTAGTAGATAATGCTGCCTATGAAATGATAGAACTTTATGATGTAAAGCCAGACAGCATTGAATCTGCACAGAGTCTAGCTACTGATTATGAACGACGATTAAATTTTCAGGCTAATGTACAGGAGTACGTAGATATGGCTATTTCCAGTACTATTAACTTACCTGCATGGGGTACTGAAAATAATAATGAGGATAAGGTAGAAGACTTTGCCAAGACCCTGGCTAAATATTCTCACAGACTCAGAGGCTTTACATGCTATCCTGATAGATGTCGGGGAGGACAGCCCTTAACTGTAGTTCCTTATGCAGAAGCAGTTGAAAAACTTGATACAGAATTTGAAGATAACATACAAGCTCATGACATCTGTCAGATTAGTGGTATGGGTGGAGTTTGCGGAGCATAAAAAAATACTTGTCAAATAGCTAAAAGTGTAGTATAATATATACATGGAATGCTAATAGTAGGTTCCAAAACATCTTGCTTAATAAGGAGAAATATTATGAATGTACACCTTGAAGGTAATTGGAGAGTTCTTAATAACCCCACTCTATCCAACTTTCAGAGATGGGCAGTAGGTTATGAGAGGCTGTTTCAAGCCATATCGGATGCTCCTAGAAGTGATCAGAGTTATCCACCACATAACGTTATTAAGGAATCGGATGAAG